GACGGCGTGGACCCGACTGATACCAGGGCACTGGATCAATGGGTTGCCGACAATGCCGACGAGTTCAACTTGAGTCCGGTGTCCACGGATGCAGACACGGAGAATGACGCCGCAAACGAGCGCCAGCGTATGAATGACACGCAGGCACAAGGTGCTCGGTCCGGTGATCGTGCTGACATGTTCGCCAAGATTGCGAATGCAAAGACACAGGAAGAAGTAACGGCCCTCCTCAAGGAGATGTCCGCTTAGGCTCCCTTCCTGAAAGAGTCCCCCTATGGTTAACGTCTATACCGCGACCAGCACCAATGCTGCCGCGTACATCAAGGCGGTTGTAGACCGCTACGCAGAGATCGCTCTGCGAAACGCCACTTGTCTGCGAGAGATTGCCGACAAGCGGCCGGTCCAGGTTGAGATGCCTGGATCATCCGTCACGTTCTACATCCAGGGTGACCTGGCCCCCGTGACTGCAGCCCTGAACGAGATCACAGACCCTGACACTGTTCAGGCCCCGGCACCCAGCACCGTCACCTTGACGCCTGCCGAGTACGGCAACGCGGTCATCTCGACCCGGCTCGTGAACGACTTCGCGTTCACGGACATTGACGCGCAGATCGTTGGACAGGTTGCGTACAACATGCGCGACTCGCTCGATGGCCTGGTCGCCACGGAGCTGCACAACATCGCTCCGACGCTCACCCTCCTGGACGCCACCACGAACGTCATCCAGGCTCAGGACGTTCGGATCGCTGTCAAGACCCTCCGCAAGAACGCGGCCCAGCCGCGTGTCGGTGAACTGTACGGATGCTACCTGCACCCGGACACTGCGCTGGATATCCGCACGGAGACCAACGCGACGAACTGGTTCGAGGGGCACAAGTACGACGCGACGGACCTGTTCTGGCCCGGCGTCACGGGTGTCTACGAAGGATGTTACTTCGTGGAGACCCCCCGGTTGTACAAGACCGGCGCTGGTGCGCTGACCATCTACGACACTCTGTTCCTGGGCCAGCAGGCCCTGGCTGAGGGTGTTGTGCGTGAGCCCACGGTGGCCATCAACCCCACCGTTGCTGACCTGTTCGGTCGCAAGCTGACCTACGGCTGGTATGGCAATCTAGGATGGAAACTCTTCCGTTCCGCAGCTGCCGTCCGTTTGGCTAACAAAGCGGTTACCAACTGATCGTTACACCGTGCCTTGTTGGGCGGGGTGGAGTGGGTGGCTCTAGCGAGCCGCCCGCTCTGCCCTTCGGGCACGCCATGCCCTACCTGCCGCGTTGCAGCAAGTTCTGCAGATCCGCCCGCCCTTGGTGTTGATGTACGTGTTCTTCGCGTCGTACGGGTGGCCCTGCGGGCAGTGGGTCTTGTTCGCAAGATTGTGAGTGCCGTGAGTAACACGGTCCAGCATGTTCTCACTCCTGGTTCCGTACCGCAGGTTCTCTAAGCGGTTGTCGCCAGCATCGCCGTTGAGGTGCCGTACCTCCATACCCGGAGGGCACGGTCCTACGAACGCTTCGAGCACTAACTGGTGTACTGCGCGCTGAATCGTCGTTCCATTAAGGCACAGGCTGACGCAGCGGTGGCCCAAGAGGCCACGACGGTTGGGGTGCAGGTTGTGACCTGCGCGAATGCTGTAAACGTCACCGCGTGTCGAGATGGAGTACACGCCTTCGTACAGCTCGACTTCAATCCAACGTTCCGGTGTCTCGGCCATGTTGTAACTATAACACCGACAGGGTTACAACGCAAGCCACTACTGCGGACGTAGCGCCTAGATGATACAAACGTAGACCCGCTCCACGGGTCCAACCCCTACCCGAAGGAGCACGTCATGGCCTATGCGCCCGTCATTCAAATTCTCCCATCAGCAGCGCAAGCCGCGAGTGGATCGTCTGCCGCAAGCACCGTTCCCGGCGGGCCTGACTATGGCACGCTGAACGTCGAGGTGGACCTCACCGCACTTACGGGCGGCACGACCCCGGCCGTGACTATTGCCGTGCAGTGGTCACATCAGGGCACAGCCTGGGCCGACGCGGCCCCTGTTGACGGCTTTGCCGCCATCAGCGCAGCGAAGAGTGTTGTTCAGCAGTTCAAGATCAAGGGCACGTTCGTTCGTGTTAACTGGACCTCGACCGGGGTGCCGACCAGCGTCACTTTCGGTGTCACCGGCTACCTGACGGTCTGATCTGATGGCTCGCCTGAACCTGCCGACAGAGCTGCAACCCGTAGCGCCCTATGGTTTCTTTTCACGTTTCAAGCATGACCGTGGTGTGAGCCTGATCCGAGATCAGGCCGGCATGTGGTCCTTGCAGACCTATCCGAACATCGAGACCGCCAGCGCTTACTTCATCGGCGGTCACCTCTATGACGTGACTGATTCCGTCACCCTCAACGAACTGATAGCGCAAGGCTTTGGCTACCTGCTGGTGTTTGGTCCCGGCTATGGCATGGGGCCGTACGGACTGGGCCGCTTCGGGCTGGTCGGTTAGCGGGGACGACGTTTACAACAATGGGCTATGCGGAGACGGGACGTACGGGGAATGAGTGAAGTTCCGCGCGAACCCGAAGCGATGGCTGTCACACTCGGCCGCATCGATGTCAAGGTTACCGACATCCTCGACAAGATTGGCGACCTGAGGACCGAGGTCGCCCAGCACCGCGAGAAGATCAGCGTCCTGCAATCAAACGTCCAGCAACTCCAGTCAGACCAAAGGGCCGCCGAGGCAAGCCTGAAACTCGCAGACAAAGCACGCCAGGACACAGCCCTAGCTTTGGAGAAACAGACCAAGGACGCGGTCGATAAAGCCAAGGACGCCGTGGACTCGGAAGCACGTCAATCTGCGGCTCTGGGCGTGAGGGCCGTAACGACGTGGGCGCCTCGTAACTTTGGCATCGCTCTAGCGATGCTCGTTGTCGCAACCCTGGCCGCCTACGCCGCGTTCAAGTTCGGCACGCCACATCCGTAACTAGACCCATAAGGCTTTCCCAATCTCTCTCATTCTCTGCACTACGTCCGTTGAACACAGCCCGCTCGTGAAGAGGGCTCCCCGTCGTGAGATCCGACAGTCTCGCAAAGCGCGTAAGGCCAAGACGAAAGCGAAGTGATTCTCCGTGACTATTGAAGGCAAAGACGTATCGGGCTTCCAGCCCAATTTCTCGCCAGCTCCAAGTGACGACTTCGTTATCATCAAAGCCAGCGAAGGCACAGGCTACCGTAACCCCGATCGAGATGGTCAGGTTCAGCGTGCCCGGCGGGGTGGCCGGACGGTCGGCTGGTACCACTACCTGCACCAGGGCAACATCGCTGCCCAGGCCCGCTACTTCGTTGCCACCTCAGGTATTGCGGATGCCGACCTGCTCATCTGCGACTGGGAGGGATCTGCGATCCCGTCCTGTGCGGAGAAGGACGCCTTCATCAGGGCGGTCAAGATACTGCGGCCACACTCGCGTGTCGGGCTCTACTGCAACACGTACACGTGGAAGCACGTTGACACAACCAGCTACCGTGGCGATTTCCTCCACATCGCCCAGTACTCGTCCAGTCCCCCCTCGATCGCGACGCCGTGGAAGATCTGGCAGTACAGCGACGGTGGCGGGAAGCTCGACCACAACAAGGCTGGCTTCGCCAGTCGTGCGGACATGAAGGCGTGGGCGGACGGCCTCAAGCCGAAGCCTGCCCCTAGTGGCCTGGTTATTCAGGGCAAGGGCTATACCCCGATCTCCTACGTCTCCGTGTTCTGGGTCAACGCCAACCGCGCCGCAAAGGGTAAGTACGTGTCCCGCCACGTCTTCTGGGTCCAGACCTGGCTGCACAAGGTCGGCCTCTACGCCGCTGCGCTCGATGGCCGTTGGGGCGCTGCTACCCAGGCAGCGATCTACACCTACCGCCGGCGGCTCGGCTGGAACGTCGCTGACTCCACCGGTGCGGTCGGCCTCAGCTCCGTGACCAAGCTCCGCGCCAGTGCTGGTGGCGGCATTCCTGTGAAGGTGAAGTAATGTCCCGCTACTCGAAGTTCATCACTGCGTTCCTCGCGTTCGCCGGGGTCATTGTCGCCCAGGGCGTCCTGCACGGCGCGTATCAGGAGTGGGCGACCGCGATCGTCGCCGGGCTCGGCGCTGCTCTCGTCTACATCATCCCCAACACGCCACGGCCGAAATGAGCTGCCGCAGCGGTTGCCCCACCAAGGACCACGGGTCCTGGGGGGATTGCCTACGAGCCTCCAACGTCCGTATCGGTGACTTGAACGTCACTGCGAACAAGCAGTTCCTCCGTGACAACGAAGCATACCGGGCTGCACGCAAGCAAGGTATTCAGCCCCAGACCACTCAGCGGGTTGATGTTGAGCGGGCAGTCAGAATGTCCGACAAACAGGGCTTCGCAGTCATTTAGGAGAGTATTATGCTGGTCAGTGACGTGATGGATGAAATCTCCTTCATCCTGCATTCGTCTACCGGCGTGCGGGAGATGTCCACTCACGTCACTAGCCTGGTCGGAGCGACGGACCTGCTGGTCCAGGTGGCCAACACCTCTCGTGTTACCAGGGGTCTGGTCGAGATCGGTGACGAGCTGGTTGTTGTAGACGACGTGGACGATGGCGGTATCACCATCCCGCCGTGGGGCCGTATGCAGAACAGTGCCGGCTTCACAACCAGCGGCTCCCACGACGTCGGCACCAAGGTGCTCAACGACCCGCTGTACCCACGGTCCAGGATCTTCCGTGCTATCCAGGTAGCGGTGCGCAAGTCCACTCCTGCGCTGTTCAGCACGCAGAACGTGACCTTCCCGTGGACACCACGGGCCACCTACGCACTGCCCCTCACTTGTGACCGGGTGCTGTCGCTGTACCAAGCGGTGCCCTTCGGGCCACCGCAGAGCCTGGACCGCTGGACCTTCCGTACGGGTGACGTGGGCACGGGCGTTACGCCCACGCTGGTCACCTACGCCTATGGCGCGCTTCCTGTCACGGCCACCGTGGCGATGCCACTGCTGGAGCCTGCTGCCTCCACTGACGTGGTGGCCCCACTCGGGTGGGACTCGTTCAAGGACGTCATTGTGTGGGGTTCCTGCTGGCAGCTTGTCCAGGCCATGGAGCCTGGGCGACTGGCTAACCAGTCCATCGTCCAGTCAACCAACGCCACCGACGTCCCCTACGGATCAGCGACCAAGACCGCCCAGCAGTTCTACGCCATGTGGCAGGAACGCCTGAACGACGAACGTAAGTCCCTGCTACTGCGGCATGACTCGAAGATCCACAGGAGCGCCTGATGACCTTACGGAACTATTCCAACGCACAGGCCACAGCGCTGTCTGCAAGCTGCTCGAACGCAGACACGGTGGTCACGGTCGATGACGCATCCTCGATGCCGTCAGCTCCGTTCACGATCGTCCTCGACTACGGCAACACGACCGAAGAGGTCGTTACCGTAACGGCGAAGAACGTCAACATTCTGACGGTTTCGCGCGGGCAGGACTCCACTACCGCTTTCGCGCACGCCTCCGCTGCACCTGTGGTGCACGGCATCAGCGCCCGTGACCCTCGGGAAGCCAACGCCCACATCAACGCCGCCTCGGGCGTGCACGGGGCCACTGGCTCTGTCGTGGGAACCTCCGACACACAGACGCTCTCCAACAAGACGCTTACCGCACCGCAGATCAACTCTGGCCAGGCTGACGGCTTGGTCCTGCGTCCCGGTGTTGGCGTTAACCCGCTGGTGGTGCAGACCACAGCCGGTGTAACGGTCGGGAACATCAACCCTAACGGGTCACTAGGGGCTTCAGGCATCTTCTTGACGGACGATGGTGGGGCTACGCCCACCATGCGGATCACTGAATCCGCAGCGCAGACACAGAACGCACTGGAGATCCAGACCTCGACGGGCACCCGGCTGGTGACCATCGGGCCTGACGGCTCGCTGTATGCACCGAACCTGTACGGTCTGACAACGAACCGGGCCTATGCGTCACTGCGCGAGAAGTCCGACACCGTGGGCGTCCTGTCATCGACGTGGACAACCCTGGACGGCATCGGGGCCACGTACACCAACGGCACTGCCTGGACGTACTCCCTCGGCGTCTGGACGTTCCCCATCAATGGCCTCTACAGCTTGCAGGCGACCGTCTACTACGGCGGGTCAGCCGGCGCACAAGGCCGCCGAGGACTTCGCTGGCTCTACGGCAATAGCCTCGACGCCGGAGCGTCCATCCTCGACATCGGCACATCAACCCTCGGGGGTTGCCTCAACGTCGCCTCGACCATCGTCGCCACCGCCGGGACGTCGATTCGTTGCCAGGTGTACCAGTCGCAGGGCACAGACCTGCCGTTCGGCTCCGATGGCGGCGCGAACAATGCGCGGTTCTCGATCATCTACGCCGGCCCCACGAGCTAAGGAGCGGTTGTGGCACTGAACATCAACCGCCTACCGTTCCCGATCTCCACGCGGGCGTTGGCGCTGGCCAACACGGTGGTGCAACGCCGTGGGCGTGGCATCAACTACGCTATCGGCGGGATTCCTTTCCTTGCTGCGACCAGTCAAGAGTTCCCGTATTCGGTCCAGACGATGGACATGCAGAAGAACCAGATTGACCCCCAGGCCGAGCCTGGTGAGCAGTCTATGGCCGGTTGGTGGATGCGGTCTCAGGCGTCGTGGCACCAAGGTGCCGGCGCGAAGTTCCAGGAATACAACGGTCACATCTGGACGTCGCTCGGTTCCTTTCAGTTCGACACCTCAGAAAACATCGACCCGTGGACGAAAGGGCAGCTCACGCTGCTCAACAGCATGGAAGCGGTGGCACCCAGCACGACGGCTAAATGCTTGTATCCGCAGGGAACGTTGAGCAAGGTCGGCGGGGGCGTGCTTTGCGGCACGACCGGTCTGATGTTCCGGCTAGTCAACGTAGCCGGCACCATCACCTCGGTGACCCTACTCACTGTCGGTGTGGACAACGTGACCGACGTGGTTGGCGTGGGCGACGTGGGCTACGGCTGCACCGACACGGGCCACCTTCTGGTGGCCCGGTACGGCACCTCTCCCTCTCCGTTCACCAAGACCTTCACCTCGGCTGCGAGAGCCTCCGACACCGGCACTGTCCTTTGGGCCAAGTACCGGCTCTGGTACGCCCAGGGGCGGCATATCTACCAGCCTGACGTTTCGCTGTTCGCGGCTGCTACTGACGGGTCGGCCCTGCCGGCCTACCTGTACCGTCACCCTGACGAGGACTGGAACTACACGGCCGCGTGTGATGGGCCTCAGTCTGTCTACTTCGCTGGGTACTCAGCCTCACAGGGCTCGTCCATTCAGCAGGTGGCACTAGCAACGGACGGCACGGTCCCTACCGTGGTGGCAGGTATCACTGCCGCGATCATGCCTCCGGGCGAGATCGTGCAGACGCTTGCTGTACTCGCCGGCGAGTACATGGCCATCGGTACGAACCGGGGCCTGCGTATCGCCAGCATTGACGCTGGCGGTGGCATCACCTTCGGTCCGCTGACCATCGACCTTCCCGACATCACGGCCACGACAGCCATTGCTGCCTGGGACCGGTTCTTCTACGTGTCCTTCGCTCACACTGTGGCTACCTCACGGGTCTACCGGGTTGACCTGTCACAGTCGTTCCCTGACGGCACGTTCGCTTGGGCTCCAGATGTTTCATGGTCCGCTGGTGTGAGCGTGGGTGACCTCGCCGTGGACTCGGACGGCCGTGTCATCGCCTCTACGGCGGCTGGCACAGGAGGTGGTCCTGTCTACCGGCAGTCCCTGACCCCGGCTAGCACGGGGTTCATCGACTTCGGGTTGATCCGTTACCGCACGTTGGAGCCGAAGCTGTTCAAGTGGTTCACAATGGCGGCTGAGCCGCTGGTTGGAACCATCACGGCAGTTGCGCTGGTAGCAGGGTCAGAGTTCCCCATCTCCAGCTACTCCACTCAGGGGAAAGCGGTCTTCCCGCAGGCTGCCATCGGTGACCAGATGGGAACGCAGACCCAGATCGGCCTACGGGTCACGCTGACTCCACAGGGTGGCGTGAGCCCTACCCTGCACTCTTGGCAGGTCAAGGCGTTCCCTGCGGTCAAGCCGCAACGCCTGTTCACCGTGCCGTTGAAGTGCTTTGACCGGGAGACCTGGGGTAACGGGCAGGAAGACGGCTTCGACGGCTGGGGCCTTGCCCGGCTCAACGCACTGCAGGCCCTAGAAGACTCGGGGGACAGTGTGGTCTGGCAGGACTTCTCGTCAGCGGTCCCTGTCGGCAGGACTGTGAGGATCGAGAAGACACAGTTCGTGCAACGCATAGCGCCGAAGACCACGAACCTCGTGTCTGGTTACGGCGGCATCCTAGTGGCCACCTTGCGCACATTAGATTGATGTGGTAGGGTTACAACCAAGCGCTGAATCCCGTTACCAAACCGGGGGACGGCACTTTCTGCCACCTTCGGGTGGCCTTGTTCCTCGTCGTCCTCCGGGCCTGGCGGGGCTTGCAAGAAGCCCACTCGGTGGGTGCTCTCGGCTCGCGGACTGTCATTGACGCGGAACAGAGCAGGTACTAGGCGAGATTAGCGCACCCCGGCCTGCAGTGCTACGGGCAGCAGACGTGCTGCCTCAAGGGAAAGCGAAGCTCAGTAGAGGTTCTAGTACCAAACGGTGGGGCACTCCTTAACGGGAGTGCCCCACTATTACTGTCTCTAGGCAGTCCTGAGCCTGACGATCTGTTCCTCTGTCATGGGTATGAACAGGTCATCGGTGTTGCGGGTCTTGCGAGACACTGGCCCCAGGTTGCGGTAGGCATCTAGCCCCCTAGAGTGTTCGGCACACAAGTCTGGACTTACCTTCTTGTCCGGGTACTCGATCTTGTATCGACGGACGGTCTCTGGACCGGCCGTGCAGCTATGCCAGTCGCAGGTTGCTATCTCGATCCTCTTGCGTCCCATGTGACAACGATACAACGTTCTCACCAACCGGGTACATGGCCTCACCTTTGATGAGAGTGTTGCGATGCCAGCGGTCCAACGTCAAGCCGATGTACGCCTCCGTCTGCAGGCTCGATGCGTGGTGCAGCATGGCCTGGCAGGTCCTCAGTGCCCCGTCGTAGCCCTCGTTACGGAGACGGTCGAACAGTGCCCGTGCGCCTGACCGGCGCAGCGTGTGCACACCTTCCTGTGACCCGGCCCCACGGCGGTAGGGCTGGTAGCTGCGAGCAGTGTCTTCCATCCACCCGATGGTCACCAGTGCGTTCTGCACTGGCACTGCCGGTGTTGTGTACTGCTTCGTTGGGACCAGCGCCGTGGCCTGCTGGTATGACCCCTGGTCCACATCGTGCCTCCAGTGCGGCTGGGTCTTGCCGGGGACCAGGAACCAGGAGTCGTCCAACGTGGACGTTCCCACGTCCGTGAGGTAGCTCGTCAACCAGCGGGTCATCTCCCGCGCCAGCTCTGTCGAGACTGGCATCAGGTCCTGCTGGTGCGTCTTGTGGACGGTCACCAGCACCTCACGGTCCTGTAGGTTCAGGTCCCCGATCCGCAGACTGCTGATCTCTCCTCCGCGCAGGAACAGGTACAGCCCCAGTGCGATGGTGGCCCTGTCTCTGCCGGTGGGAGCTGCGTCGAGCAGCTGTCCGAACTGGGCGACAGGCAGTCGCCTGCGCTCCCGCTTCTCCCGTCGAGGTGGGCGGGACACTCCCATCGGGTTGAACTTCTGTGGGGCCTTGTTGGTGGCTACGCACCAGCCGAAGAACCTGCGCAGGGCGCCGTGGTCCAGGACCAGGGAGTTCCGCGCACGTGTCTTGCCGGCTGTGGCGAGGTGGGCGTCAACGTGCCGGTAGGTCACGCTGGACACCAGGATGTTGCCGTTGACCGTGATGAACCTCCGCACGATCTGCTGCTCCGTGCGTATAGTGTTGGCCGCTATACCCTGGGCCTTGCGGTGGTACAGCCAGTCGTCAGCCGCTTGCTGGAGGGTGATTTTCACGTCTCTCCGTCCAGTAGCCGGCTCGTCCAGCAAGGCCAGTCATCACAGCATCTGAGACAGATTGTCCCGCCAGCGGTCAGCGGCACCTCAAGGTGCCACTCGCGGATCGCAGCCAGCTTCCTCCTGCTGGCCTCAAGCTCATCAACGAGCTGCTGCGTGTCGCAGGGCCAATTGGACTCGCAACCGGGGTTCACCATGTCACCGCACCGTTCTGGTGCGGCTTTGCGTGATCCGCAAGCTTCGTGCAGTACAGCCTGCCGACGTTCTGGTATGTGGGGAAGTCACATAGACCGAGGTCCCTTGCCTCAACGCGCGCATCGAACTTGCCCAGCCTGACGCCGGGGTCACCGTCGCGGTGCTCGCACGGCGCTTCCAGGCCCACCTCGACGGCAAGCAGCTGGGTAATCCTGTCGTGGTCTGCGACGTTCCGCTCAAGCGCCTCGACTCGCTTGAGGAGACCTTGGATCTGCTCGTAGATGGTCATGCTGTGTGCCTCTCTAACGGTGTCAATGGCATGGATGGTACCTCTACAGGGGACAGGGATGCAAACGTCTCCTGGGCCTTCCTGTGGCTTCCTGCGGGGTCTCCAGAGCGAAGGCACGGGCGCTAGGGCCTCGTGCCCCTCCGCTACGCGGGTAGCGGCCTCGAACGTGGTGTGACCCAGGGACGAGAACTTGCAGTGCTCACAGCCCACGTCGAACCACTCCGGGTGGATCTCGTCCCAGTTGGCCTCGATGTACGTCTCGTGCATGTTGTCCCACTCTCCATGTATCTAGCTCCCGTGACCCTGCCTCTAGCAGGGTACACACATGGTTACGAAGATGCAAGTACATGGCTACTGGACTGCAACCCTACTCTCGGTGAGCGTTGGGCCGTATAACGCCGTAGTCGCGCATGGCCCTCGACCTGCAGGTTCGCAGTTGTCCGGACATGGTTTTCGATGTAACCTTGCCAATAATCGCCCACAATCGTACACAGGGAGTTACGATGGCACATCGTTACGGTCCCCCCAACTTCTGGCTCAAGGCCAGGTTGACAGAGGGACTGACGTACCGCGAGATAGCCGAGCGGTGGAACCAGCTGCAGGGCGGGCAAGTCACCACGCCCAATGCCGTCAAGACACTGGTGTCCCGTCAAGGGCTCGCCAACAGGGCGAACCGCTACACCGATCTTATCCCGTGGCGCGTCCGGACTGAGCACCTGGGCCACTACCACGTGAAGCTGCTTCGCCTACTGGCTCGCTCTGAGCGGGACTTGCCGATCAAGCCTCCCGAGCGGCGCATGTTGGACCTGTGGCTCAAGCGCATGGGCACTGACAAGGTGGTCGCGTACGACAGCGACACGGCGGAAGGGTTCTTCGTGCTGCCCCGCTTGCCGATGGACGAGGACCGCTGGGTCAGGGAGCACCTGACCCTGGAGGACAACCCTCAACCCAAGGTTGAGGGTGATAATACCTGAACACAACGCTGACGCCGAGAAGTTAGAGGTGTCCTTAAGCCACCTAGTACCAAGAGAGCCGGCCTTCTAAGGGCCGGCTCCTGTAGCCACCCTTTGAGGGGTGGCACTTCATCCATGGGTAGTACTAGCGGCTGGCTTCGCTCGCTATCGCTCGCAGTGTAGCAACACGGTTGCAACCTTGTCAAGTGGTTGCATCAAGCGGTTGGCAGGGTTACGATGGAACCAGTTACATCCACCCACACCAACCGTAGCGAATGCCCGACTTACCCTGTAGTGTCCGTTCTCACAGGGGGTGACGCATCGCTGCTCGCTGTATAGGACAGGGGCCTGCCTACATGCTGGATGCGTCCGTAGCAACCACCCACCACAACCCTGACGGGTCTGTGACCGTCACCCTCGCCGCAAGCACCACCAGCAAGCAGTGGAACGCGGCAGTGACCGAGATACAGGTCCTCTACCCTCGCCGGTACGCCCAGTGGCACATGGACGCCCAGGGGCGTGACGTGTTCGAGGTCGAGGCCGTGAAGTACGAGACCCTACCCCGGTACTGCGTCCTGTGTGCGGAAGGTCAGCCACATGGGAACGACCATGACTGGCAGCTGCGGGGTGAGCCGGCATGAGCGTCACCTACGAGGTTGAAGTCCACGATGTCGAGCACGACGGGTACCCGGACATGAGCAACGACGACATCATTGGACGGGTGGCTTTCATATGGGACGGCGAGTTCATGTCCGGCTGGCCGCTCAACGAAGTCCCCGGGGACTATACCACGCCGTTCACTGGCGTGTGGGAAGCGTCGTTCGACCGCATGGGCGGTGGGTACGCGGGTGTCGTGAAGTGGGTACTGTTCCCGGTCCCGTTCTGGTCACTCAGGTCGGAGTCAGCATGAGCCTCCCCTGGGAAGACGAGCCTGATGCATGGTGGGCGATGGACGGGGCGGACTACACGTACCATTCCAGGTTGCTGTCCGACGATTTCGCGGACGTGGCTGACAAGTTCTACCGCGTGAATCCACCCAGTCGGTACGACACGGACGTGCCTGTACGGTACTCCATGCTCGACCAGCTGCTCATGCGCGCTCGTGAGAGCGGTGCCAAGTGAGCGAGCCCCAGGAAGACCTGACCGGCATGTGGGCTGACTGGTCGGGCTCGCCCCGGCAAGTCATTGGACCGTGCCCCAGTCCTTACGATGACCTCTGGCGCATACGGTATCCGACCGACCTGCCGGGCCTCAAGTCCGGTGAATTCATTCTCCTGCACTGGACTCGCACAACTGCCCAGCCTATCGCTGCGGATGGTGCGAAGTGAGCGTCCCGAGGCACGCCTCCTACTCCCAGGTGAGCAGCTACCTCACATGCGGAAAGCAATTCCAGCTGGAGCGCGTGGTCGGAGTGAAGGGCAAGCCGGCACTGTACTTCGCTGGCGGCACCACCTTCCACCTGCTGGCCGAGCAGTACGACCGTGGCGAGTGGGACGGGTCCAACGTCGATGCTGAAGTCATCCGCGTGTGGTCCGAGACGGTCGCCAAGGAAGACACTGACCTGCCTGTCAGCGAGTGGCTGAAAGCCGGCCGCGTCAGCAAGGCATGGCCGGACCGTGAGGACGTAGCGTGGTGGCTGGCGAACCTGTCCATCCAGATCCAGGCTTACATCAAGTGGCGTGCGGAGCACCCGGAGTTCACCTTCTGGGACGCGGACAGCTACGGCGCGGACCCCGAACTGGCGATCGAACTGCCCGTCTCGTTCGATGTAGATGGTATCCCTGTCGTTGGTGCGATTGACAGGGTGCTCGTCATCAACGGCATGTTGCACATCGCGGACCTCAAGTCGGGTAGCCGTGAGCCTGAGGGCACCTTGCAGCTGGCCATGTACGCCACCGCGCTCGAAGCCATGTACGGCATCCGGCCCGAGTGGGGCAGCTTCTACATGAGCCGCAAGGGTGAACTCTCGTCACCCAAGTACCTGGGCAACTGGGGCACAGAACAAGTGCACGAAGCGGTGCGCCAGTACCGCCGTGGTGTTGCTGCCGAGGTGTTCATCCCGCACGAGTCCAACCTGTGCAACGGCTGCCGGGTGGCGCAGTGGTGCACCGTCCGTGGCGGCATCGACGCTGCGGGCGTGGACCCGCTGTCAGGAAGTTCCCATACTTATCTCCCCATTGTAACCGTGTCCTCAGAGGTGACAGCATGACCGTTCCAGATAGCTGGACAGTGCGAGCCGATATCACCGAGCTGTTCGAGTTGGTCAGCAAGACCCAGGACGCCGGCGTCACCAAGTACACGGTGCGCTATACGGCCGACAGGGCATATCCGGACTTGCGGATGCGGTTTTCTCTGGACGAGTCGTGCACACCCGAGGACTTGATCGCGTCTTTGGAAATCTGCTATCGAGAGATTGATGAATACATCCACCCTCGGCCGGACCCCGTGTGGCTCGAAGAGTGGCTGAACGAAAGGTTCTCGTTGCAACAGATCAGCACATCAACCAAGGAAGAGGAGACCAGCAATGTCTGAACTCGAAACCAGCACGTTTTCCTACACCATCAAGGACCACAAGGGCTACGACGCTGACTGGCTCAACGTCCGTGCGGATACTGAGGAAGACTTGCGAACGATTCTCTTGGCACTCAACGAGTCCGACACCCTCGAACTCATGGTTGCCGTGGGCAACCGCTTCGGCAAGCTCTACATCGACGCGCAGCCCCCGATAGCGGCTCTTGCGGCACCTGAGCGCAACAACGCGCCCCCGGCCTACAACCAGCAGGGCCAGCAGCCCACAACCAGCGCACCTGCCCAGGGTGGGCTCATCCCGAATATCACCGTTCACCCATTCAAGGCGTGCCAGTGCGGGAACCCGTTGGTCTTCAAGAAGAACATCGTCGGGAAGTACGGGCCGTCGAATGTGTTCGAGTGCCCGATGCGGGACTGGCAGGACGATGAGTCGAAGAAGGCTCACGACTCCGTGTTCGTAAAGTCCTAGAGCCATGACTACCAAAGTCACCGCAACCCAGTTTGTTCACCGTGCCGGAGCACGGAACGTGAAGGTGGTCATCGAGGCTGAGATCAACGACGACCTGACCGTCCTGTCAAAGCGCCACATTGCCGACGTCGCCATTCATGGTCCTGGATCGGCGGTCCTCTACTTGTCGCCCGAGGACGCCTACGAGATTCAGGTAGGTATCAGCGAGGCGCTGACTCGTGCCGAATGGGCCGGGTTCACGCCATGACGGACAAAGACCCGCTGAAAGGGCTCGACTGGCCAACCCCGGAAGAACTCATCGGGGAACACGTGTTTATCCGCGTCGGCCTGTTCAAGTGCGCCGACCATGGCGGAAGGCGTGAGACAGAGTTTGCTGTCACTTTCCCTGCCGACGACACCTTCGAGATCATCGTGTCCCTGGCTAACGACAGCCTGACGGCCGACTCGTGGACACGGGTCAAGGCCGTTGGGGCGAACCTCGGCAACATCGTGCTTGCTGCATTGGAGGAAGCCAACAATGAGCACCTGGACTGACAGCCGATGCGGCAAGCAAGTCCCTTGGGGACGCGCAGAGCATTGCACGGTCTGCCATGAATCGTTCAGTGGTGCGGTTACCGGAGACGCGCACCGTGTCGGCCCCCACGACGACACCCGTCGGTGCTTGACCGAAGCGGAGATGCTCGCCAAGGGCTGGCGGCTCGTGACCCGTGTTGATGGGTGCAAAGTGTGGATGGGTCGCGCAATGTCCCCGGAAGCGCTAGCGAGGATGCCGTGGAATGCCACTCCCGCTGCACCCGTCTCGGATTCTAGCCACTTTCAGCCCCTCGCTGGTACCAGTAGGCCCAACCGGGGGTCCGACGTCTCACAGGACGCAACGGGGTCTGCGTGAGGACCCTGGCCAAGGTGACGACCCGCCGGGGTGACGCCGGCCACCCACTCCCCAACCTCTTCACGTGTTGGGAGCAATGGAAGTTCCGGCCACGACGTGCACAGGTGACAGAGGTCGTTGGCCCTCCGGGTGGAGGGAAGTCGGCGCTCGCGCTCTACTACTGCATCCGTCAAGCCGAACGGCACGACATCACCACCCTGTACTTCTCCGCAGACACCGATGACTTCAC